TTAGTCGTGGAGGACAATATTAAATGGCATATAAATTTCAACGGGGCGACTTCGTAGCCTCTGGATCAATTACAATAGAGGAAGAATTAACGGGATCAGGCAACGTCCTGCTAGGACAGCTAGCGAATTCGTCGTCAATAAGAGGGGTTTTGGATTTAGAAGATGCGGACGGCGCTTCTTATGGTCTAGAACTTGGAGGAACACTGGTAACCTCCACGGCCGCAGAACTTAATCTTCTCGATGGTGCGCTAGTCGGCGAGAAGGTAGCCAGCAAAGCGGCCGTTTACAGTTCTTCGGGCTCACTAAACACGTGGGGGCTCGCGGTTGTTGACGGTGCGTATGATTTAACAATAGCATCTCATGACGGTAGCTCTAATGGATTAGTATTAGGGAGCACATTGGTTACTGCCACCGCTGCGGAGTTGAATTATCTAGATATTACAGCTGCCGGCGCCGCCGAAGCGAGTAAAGCTCTGGTCTTGGATTCAGCCCGGGCCATCAATAATATTCTTAATCTTACCGCATCATATATAAGTGCTTCATACTTCTTTGGAGACGGTTCCAACCTTACCGGGATTACTTCCGGCGGCTCGGGGAGCACCTTAACGAGAGGATATCTATGGGTTGGTGATGGTGCTAACACAGCCATGGCCTTTGATTCGGCTACCGACGGCCAGATTTTGGTTGGTGACGGTGACGATGTTTTGTCCGTGGCGGTTTCGGGAGATGTTACACTAGCTAATACTGGCGTGGTAACGATTGCAAACAATGCCGTTGAGACGGTAATGATTAAAAATAACGCTGTTACAATGGCAGCAATGGCCACCTGCTCGGTTGAAAACAATGCTTATGCAACCGGTTCAATAGAGGTCAATCACATTAAACAAGCCGCTGTTACTATGGCAGCCATGGCAACTGGTTCTGTTGAGAACAATGCCTATGCAACCGGTTCTGTTGAAAATGCTCACTTGGCGGGCGGGATTACCGGCGCCAAGATGAACAACGCTATCTTTGCAGATCTTGAAATCGGCGCGCCAAGTGCCGACGGCGAGGTTATTGTTGCGACTGGTGCGGGCGCATTCCAGTATGAGAGCGGCGCGACTCTGCGCGACTCTCTTGGCCTTGGGACTGGATCGAGTCCAACATTTGATGACCTCACCGTAGCCGATCTCACTGCAACAGGAAACGTCACTTTAGGAGATTCGGGCGCCGACACCATTACTATGAACGGCTTCGCGAAGGTCCAAAGCGGCGTCGCCTATGGTGTAAAGTTTAAAAACGAAGCTTATAGCATTGCGGCTGGGGATTATATGATCAACGCGACCGCCGGCAATACTCTTACTTTACCAGCCGGCGCATCTGTTGAAGATGGTACAGTTTTCGTGGTCAAGAATGGAGCCGGAGACGCGTCAGTAGCAAGCCCGGTAACAATTGACGGTAATGGAAGCGAGACTATTGATGGGGATATAATCATTTACCTTGAATCTCCCTATGCATCAGTTAATCTGATGAGTAGTGGAAGTGGATGGCTTGCCTTCTAAAATAATTTGGGGGTGGGCATCTTTGAGATGTCCACCCTTTTTGTCTTTGAGAATCTATTTATAATAAGATGGCATATAAATATACAAGAGGCATCGTCGACCGTGGCGACATCTACAATGAAGATGACGTGCAGGGGAACACTTATATAGACTGGAGCGAAGATGCCATCGGTATAGTTGCCGGCGGCGAATTGGCCTTTACAGTTTCCGGCTCCAATAACGAAATTAGTTCGTCGTATAATCTTTCAGCATCTTCTTTCTATGGCGACGGTTCGGGACTCTCAAATATAACGGCCGACCCGGCCGGCTCCAACACATACGTTCAATATAATAATGCCGGTAGCACGGGCGCAGATTCTGGGTTTGTTTATGATGGTGATGGTATAGTGGGACTGACCGCTAGTTCCAACGCGTGGGCAGGCCTGGGCATTGGTATATCGAGCCCGGGCGCACCACTCCACATATACGAGGACACCAGCCCCACCGTCAGGATCCAAAAAGCCACCGGCACCGACATCTATACTGACTATGTACAGGGCGGCAACGGCATGTACATGTACGGCCGCTACGGCGACTACGACGGTATTTATAAGTGGTACGGGAGGGGAGGGAACGTTACAAATCATTATGCAACACTCAATAGTCATGGGCTCGGGATAAAAAGAGACCCAGCAGCAAATACCAATTTGCATGTTTCCGGAAGCGATAGCGATACTATGATCCATGTCGATGCGACCACCAACAATGACATTTTCGTTGTGTTGGGTGATGGTAATGTCGGAATTGGTACTTCATCCCCAACCTCGACCTTTGAAGTCAGCGGCTCCCAGGCTGTTAACTATGCACAAACTGCAGCTAGTATTACCTTTACTGAAACACATTTTATTGTAGATTATACCGGGAATGGAGATGCGACCTTTACGTTGCCCACTCCTTCAGGAGTTACTGGTCGAATGTACTATGTCGTAAGCCATGCCCAAGGGGCTAGCGACGCCCTTACGGTTACGAGTTCAGGCGATGCAACCGCTTTTCAAGGGCCTAATTTAGAAGGTGATCAAGTCAACGTCGACATCCAGGGCAATACTCCACAAAGTTTGCACATTATTAGTACGGGTGTTAATTGGTTTATCCTTCATGATGGGCGTACCCAAGGATAATAAAATAGTACTGTGGCGCCCTCTAAATTACATCTATTGGTCATTTCCTTATCTTACATACTATTTATTTTGATTACCTATCGGAATTGGAGTTAATTCTATGTCTTCGTTGTTAGAAGAAGCTATTGTCGACGCGAAAGCGCTTAAGGAAGCGGCATTGAAAAATGCCGAAGATGCCGTATTGGAAAAGTATTCTAAAGAAGTCAAATCAGCCCTAAGCACCCTCTTAGAACAAGAGGACGACCTCGGTATGGGTGCCGATCTGGGGGCCGACGCTCCAATGGATATGGGCGCTACTCCCGCCGACCCGGTCGATCCCGGCGACGCGTCCTTTTTAGAGGAAACGCCGTACGCGTTTCAGACCGAAGAGCTAGACGCACCAGCGCAAGATGAGATTGTAGAGATTGATTTCGATCAGCTTAAGGCCCGCTTGGAAGAAGAAGAGGCCGAAGGCGACATGGGATCTGCCGGCGATTTAATGGGTTCAGAAGAAGTAGCCCTGGAATTGCAGGAAGATGGACCCATTACAGATACGGAACTAAAGGATGATTCCGAAGAGGATGCGGCCAGTCTCGCCGGCGGCGCCGATCGGGAAGAACTCGATGAAGATGCCGATATCGATATATCTGAAGAAATGATCGATTCTTTGGTTAACGAACTACTTAATGTCGATATGAACCCAGAACTTCAAGGTTGGTCTTCCCTAGGCTCTGCTTATAATAGCACAGAGCAGGCCAACAATGATGCTATAGCTGCAGCCGTTGCAGCACACCTCACCGAAGATGATGAGGAATTAGAAGAAGAGGCACGTTCGGTTTCTACTGAATCGGATGTGGATCTTTACGAATCACAAATTAAGAATTTTAGAATTTCTGTTACAGAGTTAAAATCTTTGTTACACGAGGCCAAATTTCAGCTTAAAAAGATGAATTTGGCAAACGCCAAGCTTGTTTACCAAAACAAGGCATTAGGCAGCTCCTCCTTGAATGAGCGACAAAAAACCCAAATTGTCGAAGCTGTTAGTCGTGCCAGTTCTGTAGAAGAAGCAAAAGTATTGTTTGAGACAATTCAAAACGCAGTGGGCGCGCCGCTCTCTAATCAGAGTCGACGGCCACAAACACTTCGTGAAGCTGTATCAAAGCACACTTCGCTTTTGCTTACATCGCAGAGAGAAAGTAAGGCAACCAATGATCCTAGAATGGATCGTATGCTGCGTCTAGCAGGTTTAGTTGATTAATATAAACAACAAAGGAGGTTAAACTAAATGTCTATCATACAAAAATTAACCGAAGGTATCATTAATCGGGACCTCGCGAAGGAAGGTAGCGCTCTCATTAATAAATGGGAGAGCACCGGACTTTTAGAGGGTCTCGGAGATGACACAATTCGGAACAGTATGGCTCGATTGCTTGAGAACCAAGCAAAAGAACTATTACGTGAGTCATCCAGCATGTCTGCTGGTGACGTTGAGGGCTTTGCGGCTGTCGCATTCCCCCTCGTTCGCCGTGTATTCGGCTCCCTGATCGCTAACGATCTCGTCAGCGTTCAACCAATGAGTCTGCCCTCAGGGCTGATCTTCTTCCTGGACTTTACTGTGTCCAATGAGATCGGTGATAGGGCTTCCACATTCGGTCGCCTGGGTTACCCAGCATCTTCGTCACTCTATGGTGGCGGCGTTATTGGTGCACAGATCACCGGTGGTGTCAATCTGTCTTCGGGATCACTCCCGCAGCAGGGACCGTATGCCCTTAATAACGGCTACTCGTCACCGACTGGTTCGTTAGCCAACGCGGCTACAACTCCGGTTTTCCGTATTCTTGTTTCTGGTACCGCTGGTACTCAGAATTCTAAGACCGGAAGTACCTCAGGAATTGACAGCCACGTTAACTTAGGTGGCCTGACCCAGTTTGATCCGGATTTGTCCGGCTCTTCGGTCGTAGTTGCTGAGGTTCTTCTCTCGACATTCACTCAGAATGGCGAAGAGTTCAATCGTGACGATCTCGTTGCTATCCAGGTTTCTGGAACCGCGGGCGCCCATGGTGGCTTTAACATCTTGGGTGTTTCGGCATCTGCAACAGATGCTGCGGTTGCTAATGTACGGCTCGTTCGACGTCTTACTCAGTTTGGTTCCGCCTCTAACGGTGGGTCACCAGGCGACCGGTCGTCCAACCATATCCTGATGACTTTCATGTCTCTGGATACGCTTGCGCTTACGGATGTGACTAGTGCTGAGAATAACCCGATGGGTATGCAGATCACTGGTTCCGGTGCGGACGAGCAGACGTGGAGTTATCCTGAAGCGGATAACTTTGACAACGCTAGTTCTCTCGGTGCTGTTATCGGTGCGACGGAATGGGGACTTGAGAATAGTCCGAACATTCCCGAGATCGATATCAAGGTCGACAGTGTAGCCGTTACCGCGGTTACCAAGAAGCTCAAGGCCAAGTGGACCCCGGAGTTAGGACAGGATCTTAACGCCTACCACAACCTTGATGCTGAAGTCGAGCTGACTCAGATTCTTTCTGAGCAGATTGCACTTGAGATCGATCGTGAGATTATTGAAGATCTCGTTCGTGGCTCGACTGCCGGTACTCGTTACTGGTCCCGCGCCGCAGGTCGTTTCGTCCAGCGTGAGACTGGTGTTGAACTCGGTGCGTCGACGACGCCTGACTTCACTGGTAACGTTAGTGAGTGGTATGAGACCCTCGTTGAGACTATCAACGATGTTTCTGCCCAGATCCACCGTAAGACTCTACGCGGTGCTGCCAATTTTGTCGTCTGCGGACCTGAAATTGCCAACATCCTTGAGTTCACGGCTGGCTTCCGCGCTAACGTGACTGCTGATAGCGATCGTGGTGATATCGGAACCGTGAAGGTTGGTTCGCTTTCCAAGAAGTTCGACATTTATGTCGATCCATACTTCCCCCGTAGTTTGATCCTTGTTGGTCGACGCGGAGGTAGTTTCCTCGAAAGCGGCTACGTTTACGCTCCGTACGTGCCACTACAGACTACGCCCACAATCTTCGGTGTTGAAGACTTCGTGCCCCGTAAGGGAGTCATGACTCGATACGCCAAGAAGATGGTGCGTCCGGACATGTATGGTCTTGTGATTGTACAAGATCTAGTCTAATAAGAGCTGACTTCGGTCAACTTTTCTGAAAGCCTCGGCTCGAAAGAGTCGGGGCTTTCTATTTAGTAGTGAAATATAAGAGGTATTCTTAATGGCGATCCCTAATCTAAATCCGGCATCCACTACTACATCCAATATATTGCCAGTCACGGGCGCTATTGCGAATGTTTCAAGTTCGTTGCCGTTTGGTATTTATGTGACATCTGATCCCTTTCTCTCTGGGGCTGTCGATCAAGTTGCTTACACGTACAAGAAGTTAGGCGGCGACGTTTTAGATATTGAGCTAAGCGAGGGGAATGTATATGCTGCTTACGAAGAGGCCGTCCTGGAGTACTCCTATCTTGTTAACATTCATCAGAGCAAAAATTCTTTATCTGATCTTCTGGGAGCAACGACTGCCTCCTTTAATCAAGATGGGCAGATAACCGGCGGCGATACCCTTTCCGGTTCTGATATCGAGCTAAGATATCCGCGATTTGATTATGGTTACGTTCGACGTATCTCAGAGGGCTTAGCCACCGAGACTAACCTTGGAGGCCTCACCCCGATTTATTCTGCCTCGTTTGCCTCTGTAAATAATCAACAAGATTACGACCTTCAAACCCTAATCTCATCTTCATCGTCTACCGACACTGCTCTTCCTTACTATGATCAAGTAAAGGGAAAAAGGATAGTTGTGAGAAAGGTATTCTTCAGGACTCCTCGTGCCATGTGGCGCTTCTATGGCTACTATGGAGGCTTTTCCGTAGTGGGCAACTTGCGTACGTATGGCCAGTATGCTGATGATTCTACTTTTGATATTGTTCCGGTGTGGCAAAACAAGCTGCAAGCCATGGCCTATGAAGATGCCATTTATACTCGGACCTCACACTATTCATATAAACTTCAGGACAATAGGCTACGAATTTATCCAACGCCTAACTATACGAGTCCTAAACAAATTTGGGTAGAGTTCAGTATCGATCACCAATTTGATCCTTGGGAAGAATCTGGACGAGGCAACCAGGGGATTAAGGGGATTAACAATTTGAATACCCTTCCATTTAGTAACCTCCCCTATTCTAGTATTAATTCTATTGGGAAACAGTGGATTCGTCGATTCGCCATGGCGGTGACAAAAGAGATGCTGGGACAAGTCCGCGGCAAGTTTGCTACAGTTCCCATTCCAGGTGAAAGCGTAACCCTTAATGCATCGGACCTTCTTTCTCAGGCCAAGGAAGAACAAACAGCGTTGAGAGACGAATTAAAGGCAATTTTGGACGAGCTTACCTATGATAAGCTGGCAGTTGCCGACTCCTCGATGCAGGACGCCGCAGAAAAAGTTCTTTCTAACGTGCCGACGGGTATATACGTAGGGTAAGGGGGTCCTCATTTATGGCGCGCATAACAAAAACACGAAGCAAGAGAACACAAAAACAGATTGAAGAAAAAACTCGGGACAAAAGATATGCTTATATCGGTGATAAAGAGGTTGAGGATAAGTTAGAAGAGATTAATCTGCAGCCCTCCGGTCTAGAGACAATCGACCGAGCCATGTGGAATCTTGTTAATGTAGAACTAGATCTTTACTTGGAGTCCAATGAAGGATTCAAGAAGGTTCCCGTGATATGGACCACCTCCGAGCGAGCGTTTCAAATTAAAGATGACGAGGAGCTGCGAGATAAGGACGGCACCTTTGTTTTGCCAATGATTGCTGTGGCCCGTACCGGGGTCAACAAAGAGCCAGACCGCCGCGGCGTTCCTTATGCCCATATGTTCCCGGAGCCCGACGCAAAGGGAGGCACCATCACCATCGCTCGCCAAATTAATCAGAAGAAAACGGCAGCTTTTCAAAATGCTCAAGCCAACAAAGTTTATGGCCCGAATGGTACTGTGCGCTCAAAACGCTATAACGTTGGTAAGCTCGAGCAAGGAACCGACAAAATCGTGTACAATACCATAACAATTCCTTTGCCTACATGGGTGACGGTTAATTATGAGATTGCTTTGCGCACCGAATACCAAGAACAAATGAATAAACTAGTGCGTCCGTTTTTTACGATCGCCGGAAACTCACGAATGCCCAAGCGCATCACTGCGTTGGGGCATGCCTACGAAGTGTTTATTGATGGGTCATTCGCCGACAACTCTAACCAGATGAACCTCGGAATGGAGCAAAGAAATTATGAAACAATTGTCAGTGTAGAGGTTTTGGGCTATTTAATAGGAAAGGGGGAGAACCAGGAACCACCGGCCGTCGTCACCCGCGAAAATGCTGTTGAGTACAAGATCGGCCGCGAGCGTACAGTTTTTGGGGATATCCCCTCCACCATTAAAGATGGGTTTTATCGCAAATAAGGGGACCATGGTCCGAGAAACAACAAATTATTCAGATTAAAAGAGAATAAGTCTGTTGCAAAGATAAGATACTATTTAATAAGACCATTCAGTCTTAGGAGAGCTACACTAATGTCAGTTAAAAACTATAGATTTGTTTCGCCGGGAGTCTTCGTCGACGAAATCGACAATTCACAGATCCCAGCGTCACCCGCCGGCATTGGCCCGGTGATCATCGGCCGAGCCGAAAAAGGCCCCGCCCTGCGCCCGGTTCATGTTAACTCGTTTGAAGACTTCGTTAACGTCTTCGGTACTCCGAGCCCCGGCGTTGGTGGATCGGATGTCTGGCGAACTGGCGCCAACACGACAGCCCCTACATATGGTGCATATGCGGCCCAAGCCTATCTAAAGAATAGCTCCCCCCTCACTTATGTCAGGCTCCTTGGATCTGAAGGCGAAGGAACGCTTTCCGGCGAAGGCCAATCAGGCTGGGACGGGATGGTGAACTCTCCGGCGACTGGTAGTGCCTGGGGTCTCGTAGTTTTTGAGGCTCTTCCTTGGGGCCCCGCTGCCTCCGGTACTGATGGATGGGTCGCCGTATCGGGCACCAACCCCTCCGGCTCGCTGGAAGGCGCGCTTGCCGCAATTTTCTATACGAGCACTGAGCAGTGCACTCTTCAGCTATCGGGAACTCTTTTAGGCGTTACATCTTCATACCCGAGCAAGGCCCAACAGGCCACTGGCTCCTCCTGTATTGTGGGAGACACCGGTGTCCCCTATGAGTTCAGGATGCTTCTTAATAACTCCGAGACCACGGGCCCCACGACCCTTACAGCTTCCTTTAACTTTTCGCGCGGAGATTCTAAGTATATTCGGAAAACGTTTAATACGAACCCGCAGGCAGTAAACGGGACTATTACTGACCCTAAGCTTAATTACTGGTTGGGAGAAACATTTGATCGTCACATGAAGGCGAACATTCCTTCAACTGCAACCACTTACGCAGCCATCGTTCCGCTTAGCAACACTACGGCTGGTAACGCTAATGGCCACCGTGATCCTCTGCAAAACGCTCAGACTCCGGCAGTTATTGGTTCAGACACGATCACGCGCGGAACGTCCGCGAACTCATATAATGTGACAACGATGCCTACGCTCTTTACTGTTCATGCGTTAGGGCAGCAGGGTGACTGGACGAGCAAGAATCTCAAAGTATCCATTCAGGATATTAAGGCTTCTACCAATGAATCTACGGATTTCGGATCCTTCAGTGTTGTCGTGCGTAAGCTCTCTGACAGCGATAATGTTGTAAGGATTGTCGAACAGTTTGAAAATTGCAATCTTGATCCTGATTCTCTTAACTATGTCGCTCGCCTCGTCGGCGATCGCCGGCGCACTTGGGTGGCTGCTGAAAGGCGCTACAAGACTGAGGGCGACTGGGATAACCGCTCTGACTACATTCGACTGGGAATGGCGAGCAGTGTGGAAGGTTACGCGATTAACCCCACCACTCTTCCCTTCGGCTTCAAGGGCATTGTCAAGTATGCAGACGAGTCTAATGTCCATACCGGCTCCGCGGCCGCAAACTGGGTGAAGTCGTCTGACAACCTTGGAACGATTTACCGCTATAGCTCCTCGCTGGGCGTCCTCAGCGCGCAGGGCTCTCTGAACAGCAATACGTCTGTCTTTTCCGTTAGTGGATCGTCCGTCACGGCATCCGTCCTTTACCCGGCACCCGAACTCCGAGTCAGTGCCTCAGCCGGAAACTTGGCTGTTGCAACGGATGCGTATTTCGGGCTCCAAACGAGCCGAACTTCCGGGAGTGCCACTTTCGACGAGTCCACCATTGACTTACTCCGTCCACGCGGCGGCATAGTGACTGACATGTTTAGTGGCTTGTCTTCGGGAATCCGCGGAGAGGCGATGTACTTCAGTCTGGACGATGTTACTGGATCTGGCGACTTCGCCTACTGGGTATCTGGTTCGCACGCTGCTGGTACTTCTTTAACCAACCAGAGTGGTGCAGTATCCGGCGTCCTAGAGAAGGGCTTTGACCGATTTACGGTTCCGCTGTATGCTGGCTTCGACGGCCTGGACATTTCAGAGATGGATCCGTTCAACAACCGTCTTATGAATGCGATCACGAACATTAGCAATCAGAATAGCTATCAGTTCAACTCAATCAAGCGGGCAATCGACGCATGCGCCGACCCCGAGGTTGTGGAAATGAACCTGCTATCGATGCCGGGCCTCAATCACGAGGGTCTTACCGCGCATCTCCTGAACGTCTGTGAGGATCGTGCGGATGCTCTAGCAGTCATCGATCTGAAGGGCGGCTTCGCTCCCCGGGCCGACGGCACGGCGCTAGCGCGGAACAACACGGCCTCAAATCTGAGGACCGTTATCGCCAACCTACGCGACCGAGCAATTAACTCGTCCTATGGCTGTGCATTCTATCCTTGGGTTCGTGCACGCGACACCATCGCTGGCAGCTTCGTATGGCTTCCGCCTTCTGTGGCCGCAATCGGTACCTTCTCTAGCTCACAGCAGAAGAGTGAGGTATGGTTTGCTCCTGCAGGTTTCAACCGCGGCGGTCTCACTGAGGGTGCCGCAGGTATCCCCGTGGTGGATGTGTCGCACCAGTTGCGCCGCATTGATCGAGACGATCTGTATGACGCCAACATCAATCCCATCGCGAAGTTCCCCGCTGAAGGCATTGTGATCTTCGGACAGAAGACACTTCAGGTGACCCCATCGGCACTCGATCGCATTAACGTGCGCCGGCTGATGATCTTCCTGAAGAAGCGCATTTCGCAAATGGCGACGCGGATTCTGTTTGATCCCAACGTCAAGGTCACTTGGAACCGATTCCTCAGTCAGGTTAACCCCTTCTTGGCATCGGTTAAGACGCGATTTGGTTTGACGGAGTTTAGGGTTATTCTCGATGAGACGACCACCACTCCTGATTTGATCGATCGAAACATCTTGTATGCTCAGATCTTCCTGAAGCCGACCCGCGCTATCGAATTCATCGCGATTGACTTCAACATTAGTCGAACCGGAGCAGCTTTCGATGACTAAGAAAAAGGAAGGGATTTTTCACTCAACCGATCTAATTAATACAGATCTTATAGGAGACTATTAAAATGGCATTTTGGAACGACGCGGCTTCAGAGCCGAAAAGACAACATAGATTTTTGATTTATATGAATTTGGGCGCCACGGGCACCACCGACACCCGCGCGACCAGCGCGGATGCATTTGTTCCTTATCTTGCTAAGTCTTTTACGAAGCCCTCTTTTGAGGTTTCTGAAACAGAACATAAGTTCCTCGGTAATACCTACTATTATCCCGGAACCCTTACTTGGAATGAGTGTGAGTGTGTAATCATTAACTCCGTGACCCCCGACGGCCAGGCGATCTTGCTCAAGGCTCTGAATGCCTCGGGATATGTCTACCCGGATGTCCAGGACTCCACCGACGAGCTGGCAGACGGCACCATTAACAAGGAGTCATCCCTGGCTGCCCT